ATCAGTTTGAACTGATGTGAGGAAAGAACGAAATATCATCGCCGTTGTCCAGTCAGGTAGCCAATAGGCGTTGATGAATCCCATATTGACTGGCTTGCCTTTGACATCTTCAAAGCGTGGAAGTTGAGATGCAAAGTCTGCATCCCACTTCATCTTCGCTGTGTAAAGGAAAGATAAATCCTGAACTGTGATGTTGAGTTGGATTGCCATGTTATGCAACCGCCTTGATTCCCATTTCAAGAGCCATGTTTTCTGTGATGACACCATCAAGTTCAAGAAATAATTTTTTGGCTGCTTTGTGAGCTGATCGATCAATGTCGGCTTTGCAGTCTTGATATATCAAAGACCAAAACTCCATGCGATATTTTGCTTCATCGCGTAACAATTCAGTTTCGCGTTCTGTGAGTTCAACTGTAATAACAAAACCAAACTTTCCGCGTTTGATTTTTGGTGCGTTGTCTATTTTGTCAATGAGCGCAATGTATTCAACTTCTGCAATGCCTTCTTCTGCTTCTTTGTATAAATCCTCAGATGCAGCTTCCCAGTCACTGAGAAACTTTCCTGTCAGTGTTGCCATTTGTCTTGCCTCTCGCCTTGGTGAAGGATCCTTGTTCCTTCTCTTGAGGTAAACAATACACCCGACAAGTCAAATTGGGAACAATAGTCAAAAAGTATTTTTCGGCGTGTCGTTCCTCACAGAGAGCGAAAAGACCCCCGCCAGCCGAAGCCGATGGGGGTCTTTTCTATTTTGCTGGCGAGCCAGGGCGAGGGTCAGCTACAAGCCAGCAAAAGCGCGTTGGATGCCTTCTAAGAGGCTTATCTGTGGGGTGTAGAAGGTATTCATCAAAGTGGGGTCTCCTACCCTGTAATCGACCCCTGAAGGCTCGGCAGGTAGGTTCTGGAAGCGTGGCAAGTAGCCAGCGACCTTTGCAACCATGAATGCCAAATCATTGAATGAGGTTGCAATCCCTGTGCTGAGGTTGGCGGTTTCAATGCCAGCCGCACATCCTGCTTCAGCACCTGCCACAACATCATTGATGTGGATGAAGTCTCGGCATTGCTCGCCAGTTCCCCAAATCTCGAATGGGTTGTCTTTTCTCAAGCCACGAGCGATGAAGGATGGGAATGGGTAATCAAGTGCCTGATCGGTTCCGTATCCCGAGAATGGTCGATAGACATGGACTGACAGCCCCTGCGCCCTCGCATGAGATGCAAGCATCTCGCCAGTCAATTTTGCCCAACCATAGGTCATGTCTGGAGTCTGGATTTCATCGAGGTTGATGTCTGATTCAACGAGAACCTTGGCAACATCGTGAGTCTGAAGAGCTGTTGGATAAGCAGCAGATGATGAGAAGTAAGTGATGCAACCTGGCTTTGTGCGAAACGCCCAACCGAACATCTCGGCATCAATGGACAAGTCCACAGCGAGCGCCAATGGAAATCCTTCAATCATCTTGCGCCCGCCCACAACTGCTGCAAGATGAATCACCTTGTCGAAGTGCGTGTTGTCGGTTCGGAAGAAATCGCGAGCATCCATCGGCAAAGTGTTGGCAATATCAATCCCGACAACTTCGTGACCTTGACCTTCAAAATGTCGATGGAATGCTCTGCCTACGAAGCCAGCATCTCCTGTGATGAGAATCTTCATGCTTGATCTCGAAGCTCTTGCAAGAGGTAGCGATAAGCATCGCTCGCTAGATAGTCATCGAGTGCTTGCTTGTCGGCTGAGTAGATTTCTTGAGCATTGACATCTCGATAGCCTTCATCCCATTCGGCTTTGCCAGCAACAGGGTGCAAATGTTCAAGGACAACTTCTGGGATATAGCGGAGAGCATTCAAGTCTTTGCCGAGTGTCATCCAGAAGTTGTCCAAATATAAGTGAATCATATCTGGGGGAACCATTCCACCCAGAGCGTTGACAATATCGCCCGACATTGCCACAGCAGTTGCAAGATTCTCGCCTTGAAGCAAGTCATCTCCATAAACCAAGCCTGTGCCCAGTTCATCGAGAGCGTTGATGAAATGAACATCCCAGTTCTTTGTGCGTGGTCTGTGATCATCGCCAAGGAAAGCAAAATGGCGATATTTGTGAGCATAGTGACGAGCAGCAAAGTTCAATGGCTTTGCCATTCCCTTGCCACGCTTTTCGACCATCAGCACATCGCAACCGAATTGAAGATAAGCATCCATCTGAGGTTCATCGTCATCGACAATGACAATCAAATCCGATTCGGTCTCAGTCTCTTCGAACGCCTGAATCAAGTCCACAATGTTCTGTGGTCGATTTCGGCTAGGGACTAAAACAACAAGATTTCTCATTGCCGAACCTCATTGGCGATGGCTGCATAGGCGCAAAGGTCTATGAAGGAATCGTCATCATATTTGTAGGCAAGGCGAGCCAGTTTCAACCCTGCCATGCAGAGCGCAACCTGAGTCGCATCAAGTTCAACGCCTAAGATGACCGACCAAATTTTTGCAATCCTTGTGTGATTGCGTAGCGGGTCATCATAAGATTCATTTCTGTCATTCATTGTGAGGCGAATTGCCTCGCTAAGAGTCTTCTCTCGATCCATGCAACTTCTCCATCTCTTCAACTGGCTTCAGCGCAGATGGGTGCAATTGGTAATTCCTGACTTCTCTGCCAGGATCCCCAGTCATAATAGGTGACATTCCCTCGAAGATGTCAACCTCGCACCAACCCCTGAAAGCAACTTTTGGTGTATCGGAATCTACCTCATCAACTGATAACCAGAAGATGAAGTCTGCTTTCCGTTTGATTGAAGCATACTGGGAAACTGAGACACAGCGCCCCCACTGCTCCCAATATCTTTCACTCCAAGTCTTGACCTCAATGCGCCCGACATTGGTTGAGATGTCAGCTTCTTTGTCCTTGCTCGGATCAGAGAAGGCTGCCTCTGGCTCAAACCCGTTATCTCGAAGCCAGATGAATGCAGCAAATTCGCCGAGATGACCAACAAGGTGGCTAGAGAGAGTGTTCCTGTAATGTCCAGGATTGTTTCTATAGCGCTCGAAGGTCTTCTCGGCGAGATGCAAAGCTACTTGCTTGGTTTCAGGGTTGAGTGTCAAGCCCTGAATGTTCAAAGGTTATCCCTTGGGCTTTGTTATCGTCAGATCGTGTTTTGGATTAGCCCAAGCAACGATGACTGGCACGATGGAAAGCCAGATTGTGTTTGCTGCCTGCTTCCAATCGTGAGATGAAAAGTCAATAGGAGATTTGCCGATGATGACAACTGCTGTCATTGCATTTCCGACAAACCATTTCGCCCACATTTCGAGAACTTTATTGTTGAACTTCATCATTTTCCTTTCAAAGAGGCAACGAGTTTCGCTGCTTGCTCTGGTGTGATATTGATTTCGATGTGCATCCAATCAGGCTTGGCGTTTTTGTAAGTGCCACCTGATCGCAATCCATACTTCTTGCAAATGTCTAGGATTGCAGCTTGCTGATCTTTGCTCAGATTGCCATCGGCACTGCCTTGAGGATGGCGAGCAGGAAAGATGTCAACGGCAGTGCCAGAGGCGTGATTGGAAAGAGTTCCAGCGCCTCCCCTGACATCGCGGAATGCGTATCCCTGAACTTGCCCTGGCTCTAACTTCTCGACTCGCTCATTCCATTCCTTGCAAGCTGCAACCAGTAATGAAGCAACTGCCGAGGCGCATCTGAGTTTGACTGGCTTTGCGCCGCCAATGACTGTGAAGACTTTGATGCCAATCTCTGCTTGATTCGTTGAAGCTGTCCAGCCATTTGATGAGGTAAGGCTCACTTGGCTCTTGTCCTTGGCTTTGCTTCAGACTTGACCTTCATGATTTCCACATCGAGCTTGATTGCCTGCTGATTCTCCAGCAATTCCTCAACCTTATTGATCAAGCCAGTCTTTCCATCGTTGTAAAGCGCATATTCAATGCGACCAAGCTTCTCTTCAATAGATTCTGTGTGAGTCTTGATTGCGTGTTTGGCAACAATCCCCACCCCTGCAAGGATTGCTGCTGCTACAAAGAAATAAGAATAAACAATAGTTGCGACATCTGAACTCACTTTGTAATAACCAACACGCTCATTGTCGCTGAACCAGTTGAAGTGATTCCATAGATGGCAGTCTCGTGATTTTGCAAAACAACCT